TGGTCAAGCCGTCGCTTATAATACCCAAATAACTCCCAAAATTACCCCTATTTAAAGAGATTGTTCTAATTTAGGGTTAATATATGCCTGTATAATTTAATAGGCTTAAAAGGGTCTTATATACCCCCATGTAGGGGATAGGTCTCACGATTTCTCTTGGGCTACCGTTCCTCAAAAAATATGAAAAGTAACTACCAAAGAAAAAAAATAAAAAATCTACCATAATTATCTACCATAGTAGTTAAATTATAAAGGTTGGTAGAAAGGACAATATGACTAAATTGATTAAATCCCCTCGTAAGGCACATGGTGCAGAGATGTATGCGTTGCAGCCTGATATTACAGCGAGGCAGGTGGCAGATAAATTGGGAGTTAGTGTTAAGACTGTTGAGGGTTGGAGGCAAGACCCAAATTTCATAGATGCTATTTATGAGCGTTATATGATTGAGTTTGGTGGGGAGATACCTGCTGTTCTTAATGCTATGATAAGGGAGGCAAAGAGTGGCAATGTGCAGGCAGGTAGATTGATACTTGAGCATAGTGGTAAGTTGGTTAAGAATATTAATGTAACTGTAGATTCGCCTTTTGAGAAATTTATGAAAAAGATAGAGGTTGCTGAAGTTGTTGATGGTGAAATTGAGGATGTGGTAGTTGAAGAAATCATAAACGAGATTCCTGAAGAAGTGGTTGAAATAACTACCTTGCCTGAAAGAAAGGTGGAGAATCAAGTTGCTCGTGCCAAGAGTGAGGGGAAGCAACTAAAGAAGAAGATTAAATCTGAAAAAGAGAAGGCAAAATACCTTAATCAGCGAAAGAAGTGGTATCGTTGGAAGAAGCGTGCAAAGGCTGTTGGTGTTGAACCTTTAAAAGCTAAACGACCCACTAAAGGACAGCGTGTAGCATGGCAAGAAGAAATAGTTAGGAGAGAGAATGAAAAGAAAGACTCGTAAGGAATTAGAGGTTCAAGTGCAGGAGCTTAAAGTACAGTTGGCTTCGTATAATACTTTATTTGGGATGTATGTTGATTTTAAAGGTGATAGTCAGTCATTTCAAGACCACTTAAAGGTCAAGTTAAATAAAAATGGTTAAATGCTATAACTGCGAGTTTGAAATGGTGCATGGGCGTGATTTTGCTTTTGAGGACTATGAGTATGATGGTGATGGTGTTATTTCGTGCTTTACTTGTCCTAAATGTGGTACTTATGCAGAGTTTGTAATACCTTTTGAAGCAAGCTAATCTATTTTCTATATATTTCAGTAGTGAGTCAGATGAATGGGGGACTCCTGTGGATTTTTTTAGAGAGTTGGATTATGAGTTTAAATTTACATTAGACCCTTGTTGCACTAAAGCTAATGCAAAGTGCGTGAAGTATTACACGAAGGAAGAAAACGGTCTAACACAAGATTGGTCTAAAGAGTCGGTGTTTATGAACCCTCCCTACGGGAACGAGATTAAGAAATGGGTTAAAAAGGCTTATGAGGAGAGCTTGAAAGGGGCTGTAGTTGTCTGCTTAATACCTGCGAGGACAGATACATCTTATTGGCATGATTATATTTTTAAATACGCACATGATGTAAGATTTGTTAGAGGAAGGTTGAAGTTTGTAGGTAAAAAGACAGGTTATTGCCCTTTTCCGTCAGCCGTTGTAATATTTAAGTAATTCCCATTAGGTCTATCTCATCTTCATCAAGATACTCACACATTTCTTTATAAACTTTTGATGTTATCTTAAAATCTGACTTTTCGCCTACAAATTCTTCATATGGAGGCTCTATATCTTGTTGTATCTTATCTAATTGGGATTGCATTGAAATAAGTTTGTAGTTTATATCGTTCTGTTGGCTAAATATTAGGGCTAATACATCTTTTATTGCCTGTATTTCCTTGAACAACTTAAATATCTTCATATATCCCCTTATTTCTTTAGTGCTTTATCTATACCCTCTATAAATGCCTCTGTAAATTCTTTTTCTGCCTCTTCATTAATCATTATGAACTCCCGTTGAGGTATATTTTTACCTCGTGTCCCATCATTGTGCATTTTACCATATTCAAGTAAATGGAGTCCTTTTGAGTCGCCTTTTATGCTATTGTATAAAGATTTTGTCTTATAAAGAGGAACTATTCCAAATCCTGCTTTTCTTCTTTGCTTTCTTGTTGATTCTGCTAAAGGAGTTAATTTTGAACCCTTTATCATCTTCCTTGCATTTTTAGCAATAGCCTTATGAGTGTCGGTATTTAGCTTCTTTTTAAGTTTATTGTACTTTCTTACAAGATTAGGAAAGCTAAAATTGGTTTCTATGTCTATTTTAGCCATCTTGTTCAGCCATAGCTTGTAAATGCTCATCTTCCATAGCTTCTCTGTTGGCTTTTATGATAATAGCAGCTTCTTCTTTGCTTAAATCGCCATTGTACTTCATTAAAAGTCCAACTTCATCCACCATATGATGTCGTAGCATATGTTCGTCCATTAATATTTGGTCTTGGACTGTTTTTGGATATTCAGGCTCATTAAAGTCAATTTTTAACTCTTCAGGTAAAGAAATGTTGTTGTATTGTGCAATCTTTTTCTCAATATCATATAAATCATGCTCATACATACGATAGAGGTCTAAATCGTCTTGATAATCTTCAAAACGCTCTAAATCTTTAATCTTGAGTGCAATTCCTGATGGAGTTTCTCCACCATCTTGAGCAAATTGCACATATAGATGGTTATTTTGAGCAACCAAGTCTAATTGGAATTTAACCGACTCAATTACTGCTTGAATATCCCCTTCAGGAGCAGCAATACCAAAAGTAGAGCCTTCAGGCAAATCAAGTATTGTATCGCTCCCTGCTCGTTCTAACTTTTTATCACCATACATACCTGTAATGAATGGCTGCCCAAACATTTGAAATCTTAAACCTAATTGAAGCTCTGTCATTGTAATATTTACTTGTTCATTGCAACTTACAATGTCATTTGCACCTTCTACAAAGAAAGAATCAACTTGGTCTTCTCTGTGAGTAAATATAAATGGTATTACTCCATATCCGTGTAAATACTCATTTAGAATATTGCCATCCTCATCAAAATGTATATATCTTTCCTTATCCCAATAAGCATATTGCAACTTCTCTGTAGAAGAAACATCACTCACATTCATCAATATAGGATATGTTATTGCTTCAGGCACAAAGGGGTTCTCGTGAAGATGTACATCAAAGTAATAAACAGGTCTATAATCAAAGCAGGGCTGTGGGAGGTCATCACGATATATAACTTGTGTTGCTACAGACCCTACAAGTCTTGTCATCCTTTCAATATGCTTCATTTTTGCATCTTTTTTGCGAGTCAAGGAGGCGTACGAATCACTCACATTACGAGAAGCCCCTACTGTGTAAATTCTTGACATTTTATTTATAAACCTTCTTGTAAAATTAGAATTGTACAAAGGGTTCTCTTTAAAAGCATCAGCAGAGAAGTATTCATCAATATACTTGTCTGTTTCTGTCCCTGTATAGTAATCAAGGAGCTTGCGAATCTCATCCCTTCTTGCCTTTGCCATAGCTAACTTATAATCTTTAACCGACTCTTGTATTATGTCTATCGGATTCATCATCTTGAAATTACTCCTAATTCTCTTTGTCTTATTGGAAATCTGTTTAAAAAGAAATACCTGAAAGCATCCATTGAATGGTCGTGCCTCCCATCTTTAACAGGGTCAGGTTTTAAATCCTTACCTTCACCTGAATCAGGGTATCTATAATTCTCTAAATCTTCTGCTAATCCTATACACTTATTGTCTAAATGTACAAACCTGTGTCCTTGTGCGTTTTCTATAAAGCCTCTTGTATGACTTATACCCGAAGCAATATTTCTTGAAACTTTATCTCTAATACTTTTCACATGAATACCATTACGCCTAAATATCTCAATATCACCTAATCCTGATTGCCCTTGTGCTTGCATACCTGCAGGGTCGCCATAATACTCTCTAACATTATAATACTTGGATTTAATCATATCTACAAACTCATCAGTCTTGATATTCTGCTTGTGAACTATCTCGTCTATTACATTTATATGCCATAACCCACCTACCATACGAGTTTGAAACCATAAAGCAGCAGGCATCCTAAAACCAAAGTCTATTGAGCAAAAAGTTGGATAATTCGGGTTATAGGGAAATTCACCCATGTCCAAATTCCTATCAAACGGATAAACTCTACCTTCAAACGAAGTAAACATTGCCCCATACTCTTGCTCATACAACTCCTTTGACATATTTCTTTTTCGCTCAACAAGAAAAGGGTCTTTCTTGCCGTCAGGGAAAACTACATTATTATCCCAAGTCGGGGCTTGATGAGATTCCCATAATTCATCACCTTTTCCAAGCAGAAATAAATCGTAAATCCAATTAAAGCCTTCAGGGGTAGTTATAAAAATTCCTTTTCCTTTTCTATCTGATAAGGTTGGAGAAAGATACATATCCCATATCTTTCTTTTCATTTTAGCAACCTCATCCATTATTAACAAATCTAAACCCTCTCCAACAAGAGAATCAGGGTTATCAGCAGATTTAGCTTCTACGGTCGTTCCCCACTTAAACTTTATAAACCTATCTTTTTCAGAAGCTCGCTCAATATCGTTAGCACGACCAATTACCATCTTTTTCCAAACTTCTCTAAACATCAAGTCTGCTTTATCGTAGGACAAGCCTACAAGCCATATCTTTTTATTTGGCTGCGAGGCGTAGTAAGTAGCCTCCATAGCAGAGGCAGTTGTTTTGCCAAACCTCCTGCCACAAACCATAACAAAGAATCTTGCTGTTTCTTTATCAGGAAAGTGCAGTTTACTTTGACCTAAATGAGGCTTATAACCCATAAAGTCAAACCATTGTTGTTTATATTGTGTTTGGTTATCCATTAATACTTGCATTATACAAGTAAAGTAATTTAAGTTACCCTATCTGTATTATGCAACATATTGTATAGTACAATATTTCAATAACAATATATAGGAGGACAGTATGTCCGAAGAAGCTAAGGTAGCTACCGAAACAGTAAGTGAGGAAACTACACAAGAGGCAACTACAGATACGACCGATGTAGGTGCATTAATTGCAGAAAGCAAGAAGTATAGAAAAAGGTCGCAGGATGCTGAAGCTCGCTTGGCAACACTTGAATCTCAATTAGCAAAAGCTGAAGAAGCAAAACTAAAAGAGAAAGAGGATTTCAAAACTTTATACGAAAAAACAGCAGGTGAAATGGAAACATATAAATCTCAAGCTGAAAAGTGGACAAGTTATGAAGTAGCAAAGCGTGAATCTCTTTTACAAAGCGTTCCTGAAGAAGAGAGAGAGGCTATGTCTAAATTAGATTTAGAAACTCTTGAATTTGTAACTAATAAAATTAATCACGCTAAGGCTAATCCTCCTGAAGTTGCAGGTACTGCTCGTGTTAAAGACATTCCAAAAGATTGGACTAAAATGGACATGACAGACCTAAAAGAAAATTGGGGGGATATATTAAAATCAGCCGAAGCAAAAATGAAAAGGTAATAAAAAATGGCACATTTTAATACAACTACAGGGGCAGTATTTATCCCTGAAATTTGGTCTGAAGCAATTTACAAGTATTTTGAAGCAGGCTTAAAACTAAGAGGTTCAGTAGATGACTATAGTGCATTAGTACAATCAGGTGGAGATACAGTTAATATCCCTAAGATTGCTATGGATGGCACAAATGATAAAGCTGCTGATACTGAAGTAACATATTCTATAGCAGGGACAGAAACATCTGTTGCATTGGCTATTAATAAGCATAAATATCTTGCTAACATCTTTGAAGATATTGCTGTTATTCAGTCAAACCCTGAATTATTAACTAAATACACTAAAATGATGGGTGAGTCTTTAGCAAGAGGTGTTGAAGATGATATTTGGGCTGAGTTAGACGGGTTTCAAACAAGTCAAGCATTAGCTGCTGACAATAGAGTTCAAGCTGACGATTTAGAGGCTATACTAAACACTTTGTATTCGCAAGATATAGACCCTAATGGATGCTCATTTACAGTAAACAACAACATACTTTCTGATATGCTAAACCCAAGTGGTGGTATTGCACAATACTTTATCAGACAAGATGCTGTTGGTGATGGAAGTGGATTGCAAACAGGTGCAGTTGGACTTATTTATGGAATGGATGTATTCTACTCTCGCTCTATTTCATCAAGTGCAAGTACCGACACTATGGTAGGTGCAGTATACCCACCAAGTGCTTGTGCATTTGCAGCACAACAAGATGTTAGAGTCCAATCTCAATATGATGTTGGGTTTTTAGGAACTAAAGTAGTTGCTGATATGCTTTACGGGGTAAAACTTGTAGATGAATCAGGACACTTAATGGGATTAAACATTAAGAATCCATAATAGTTAGTAATTTTAAAGGGGGTGGGCAACTGCCCCCTTTATTAAAAGGAGAATTATGTCTTACAAATTTATGAAACACCCAACTCAAGGCTTTATTAAAGGCGTTAAAGATGCTTCACCTGATGTTATAGCACAATTAGAATCTCAAGGTTGGTATCAATGTCAAGATAGAAGTGATGCTACACCGTACAAAGCTCCTGCTAAAAAAGCCAAGAAGACTAAAAAGGCTGAATAGTGGAAAATAAAAATACAGTTACAGGTCAAAATAGGGTTATTCGCAAGAAAGGCGATTTGACAGGTGCAGGTAAAGGGGATTGGATGAGAATCCCTAACAACGATGAAGTATATAAAAAGAATTACGATAAAATAGATTGGTCTAAATGAAAGACTTATTAGAAAAAATTAAAGAGCATGAAGGTTTCAGAGAAAAGACATATAAGTGTACTGAAGGGTATGACACTACTGCTTATGGATTTGCTTGGAAAGACTTATACCTCTCTGAAGATATGGCTAATGAGCTTTTGCAAAGAAATAAAAATAATATTGTTTTTTATGAAGATATTGCAGAAGATGTCCTTATTGAAAAATTAGAAAAATTAAAACGCAACGCAATTAGTCGCTTTAAGTGGCTTGAAGATATGCCTCAAGAGGTGCAAGAAGTTATACTTAATATGTGCTATCAACTTGGCGTTGCAGGCGTTTCAAAGTTTAGAAAAGCAATATCAGCATTACAAGAAGGTGAATGGAAT